TGATCAAGCTAAGGCTACAATGAGTCAGGCTCAGTTTGACCGAGAGTTCATGGCAGTATTTACTGATGACAGTTCTGGTTACTTCAAGGTTAGTAAGATGGCTGCTTGTACAATTCCAGATGGCGATGGTCAATGTGTTGAGGTCAAGGGTCATCCTTCTGATGAATACATACTTGGGTTTGACCCCTCTTGGTCTGAGAGTGACAGTTCTGACGATTTTGCAATATTGCTTATCAAGATAAACAAAGAAACAAAAAAGGGTACAATAGTTCATAGTTATGCCCTTTCAGGATCTAATCTAAAGACTCATATAAATTATATGGCTTATGTCATAGAGAACTTTAACATTGTTGCGGTAGTGGGTGACTACAATGGAGGTGTCCAGTTTTTGAACTCATGTAATGAGAGTAGTATATTTAAAGATAAAAAAATAAAATTAAATCTCATAGACGCCGATTTAGATAATCACCAGGAATACGACAAGGGCTTAAGATCTTTGAAAAGACAGTATAACAAAGATAATAGAACTTACGTATACTTAAGGAAACCTAGTTCAAAGTGGATACGTTATGCTAATGAGCTTCTGCAAGCATCTTTCGACCACAAAAGAATATTTTTTGCTGGCGCTGCGATGGACGACGATTACAACACCCAAAGAAAAACAAATATCCCTATCAAGAACCTTAAGTTCATTAACAACTATAACGAGTCCTCTGAAGCATCTAAGATGATTGATTTTGTTGAGCATCAAAAAGATATGATGGATTTGATAAAGGTGCAATGCGCTATGGTTCAAGTCACAACGTCTACTCAGGGAACTCAAAGTTTTGATCTACCTTTGAACTTAAGAAAGCAAAGAGGCGCTGATAAAGCCAGAAAAGACTCCTATTCAGCTTTGATTTTAGCTAACTGGATGATGAATGTTTACTATGATATGACAGACGACAAAATAGAAACTAACCAAGGTACATTCACCCCAATGTTTATAGATTGAAAATAATTGTTGACTTTGCAAAGTTAAAGTTAAACTTTTGACTTTTCGGTGTATAATAGGTTATGGCGAAGAGAAAGTATAACAAGAAATCGGACTACTGGAAAAGGTTCGATGAAAAATCACAACAAAGCCCAGTAGTAAGTCAAGACGAGTTTTCTCCAGATATTGTAGGGGACCCTTTTTATGTTTCATCTGCATCTTACACTGGCACATCTAAAGCATCTTATTCAAGGAAGTCTAATGTCGGCGCACCTGCAACAAGAGCAAACAGGGCGGCATTTGAAAGCACTATTGACAGGTTCTCTAGTATAAGAAGAGGTTTACTTCCTTATAAATTTTCAGCTGATGGCATTAACGTGCGTGAAGCTATCGAGCTTTGTCAAAAAGCTTACGCAAACGTTTCTGTATTTCGAAACGCTGTCGATATTATGTCTGAGTTCGCTAATACCGAATTATTTTTAGATGGTGGCACCAAAAAGAGCAGAGACTTTTTCAACGAGTGGTTTAAGAAGATCAACCTTACAAATCTAAAAGATCAATACTTCAGAGAGTACTATAGAAGTGGAAACATCTTCATGTATCGTCTAGACGGTAAATTTAAGGCTGACGATTTTGTAAAACTTATCAACTCTGTAGCTCCTAAGAACGGAGTGAAGAATAAGGTTCCTATCAGGTATATACTTCTGAACCCTTATGACATAGTAGCTAAAAAATCATCGACTTTCCAGACAGGGAACTATGAGAAGATACTTTCTGAGTATGAAATGGCTAGACTTAAAAACCCATCCACGGAAGAAGATCAAGAGATCTTTGACTCTCTACCTAAGAAGGTCCAAGAGGAAATCAAGAGTGGACAATATTCTATGGACGGTCTTAATATCGAGTTAGCCCCAGAAAGAATATCTCACTCCTTCTACAAGAAGCAAGACTACGAGCCTTTTGCAATTCCATTCGGTTATGCTGTCCTTGAAGACATCAACGCCAAGCTTGAGCTTAAGAAAATGGATCAAGCTATAACAAGAACCGTAGAGAATGTTATTCTACTCATTACCATGGGTGCTGAACCTGATAAAGGAGGAATAAATGCTCAAAACTTAAATGCGATGCAAAACCTTTTCAAAAATGAAAGTGTTGGTCGTGTTCTTGTGTCAGACTATACGACAAAAGCTGATTTCGTCATACCCGATCTTAACAGAGTTCTGGGTTCTGAAAAATACAAAGTATTGAATGAAGATATTAAACAAGGTCTTCAGAATGTCGTTGTAGGTGAAGAAAAGTACGGAGCAACTCAAGTTAAAGCTCAGATATTTATCGATAGATTGAAGGAAGCTAGAAATGCTTTCTTATCAGACTTTTTACAAAAAGAAATCAAAAGGGTTGCTGTTGAATTAGGTTTCAGATCTTACCCTACCGCAGTATTTAAAGATATTGACATGAGAGATGAAACTCAGCTAATGAGAGTGGCTACAAGGCTAATGGAGCTTGGTGTTATTACTCCTCAGCAAGGCATGGAGATGTTCCATACTGGAAAGTTTCCTAAGGTCGAAGAAATTAGACCAGCGCAAGATAAGTTTGTGGAGGAAAGAGAAAAGGGTTATTACAATCCTATAGTCGGAGGTGTCCCAATGATGGAGAGCGCCGAAAAAGAGAACAGTGGTCCGAAAGGAGAAGCTGGAAGACCAGAAGGAACGAACGAAGCTCCTCAGGTTAATTCAGAAGCTAGTTACTCAAGAAAAGAAATAGAAAGAACTATTGCAGAACTGGAGACCGCAAGGGCTTCTATAAAAACATTGATGCGTGATAAGTTAAACATCAAAAGGTTCACCAAGAAGAATGAAAAAATGCTAGATAGCTTATGTGAAGCTATTGTGTGTTCTACTGACATTGAAAATTGGACACAAAAAGCTCTTTCCTGTGTATCTAACCATGAGGAAATACAAAATTTAGATGTTATGCCTGGTATATTAGAAATAGCAGTCAAGCATGAACTAGATAACTACTCAGCCGCAATACTATATCACAGTAATGAAAAATAAAAAAATGCAGTCCGACGCTAGCGAGATAGATTACAAATATACAACGACTTTTGAAGCTCAAATATCTCCATGTGAGGTTAGCGAAGCTTTTATTTCAGAAGCGTCACTACAAAACTTAGAGAGCTTAGTTCCAAAGGGTATAGATTTTGAAAGCAACATAGACCTAATGGGAGTCGCCTTTAATGCCGCAGTAGTAAACACATTTAACAAAAACGGGGACGGTATTGATTCAGAAACAGCCGTAGCTTACACAAAGAACTTTTTACATAAGCCTACTAACATAGAGCATGATAAAGAGAAAATCGTAGGACATATTGCTACTGCGGGTTGGAGTGAGTACGGATCTAGCAGAATACTCTCTGAGTCTGAAGCTAAGAATCAAAAAGACCCATTCAACATTGCCCTTGGTGCAGTTGTATACAAAGCCGCGAATACAATGTTTGCAGAGGCTTTAGAAAAATCAGTAGATGAGGAAAATCCTTATCGCCACTCTATATCAACAAGTTGGGAGGTTGGATTCTCAGAATTCGTACTTGCTGTTGGTAGTGACAAACTAAGTGAAGCCAGAATCATTTCAGATCCAGAAGAGATGGAAGAAATGGTTGGATGCCTGAAAGCCTACGGAGGTTGCGGCAAAAATGACAAAGGGGAAACCGTCAATAGGCTCATAAAAGGAAAAATTTATCCCTTAGGTATAGGATATACCACTAATCCAGCAGCAGATGTCAAAGGCGTCTACATGCGGAATGAAAAGAAAGATCCCGTAACTATAAGAGATAAAAGAGATAAAAATATTTCACAAAGTAAAAAAACTAATGTAAACCTTAAAAAGAATAATTCTATGGAACTTGAAAACGTTATTTCCGAACTGAAGGATCTTCTGACCGAAAAGAAGTTCTCGCAAGAAAGCATCGCTTCTATGACTAGCACCTTTACGGACGCTATCAAAGAAAAAGATGAACTCTTCCGCGACGAACTTAAGAAGTCAGAAGAAGAGAAAGAGGCTGTCGCCCAAGAACATGCAGAACTTAAATCTTCTATTGAAGAGTTAAAAGCAAAGTTTGACGATGCCCAGAACAAAATCGCAGAACATGAAGCCGACAAAAAGGCTGAAGAAGCCGTTGCTCGTTTTAATGAGCGTATGGATGTTCTCGACCAAAAATTTGACCTTGAAGACGAAGATCGCCAGTTTTTGGCATCTGAGCTTAAGTCTGTCGAAGAAACTGAAGAAGCATTTGCATCTTTCCAAGACAAAATGGATGTTGTCTGGAAGCACAAGAGCAAAGAAGCTAAAGCTGAGTTCGACAAGCAGATCGAAGCACGTATTCAGGAAGAAGTCGAAAAAAGACTTACTAAAACTACAGACGTTGTAGAAGAAGTTGCTGAGAAGACCACCGAGGAAATCCTCGACAATGTCGAATCAACTGAAACTGCAATTGCTAACTCTAACGAGACTGTATCACGCGAAGAGCAAAGCTTGAAAGCCAAGTTTGCTGGTGCGTTTGATCGCAGCAACATTGAAATTTCTTAAAAATCTAACTAAAAAACAAAATTATGCTCAGAATTCTACCATTCAGACAATATGACGAAAATGATGTAATCAATCTTTTCGCTCTTGACGGTGCTAGTGCTAATGCGTCTACTACAGACACAGGTGCTGGTGACGCTGGTGTTTTTGTTAAGGTCTCCGCTGGAGATTTTGATAAGGACCCAGTTGCTTACTCAGACAACTCTTACCTTGGTAAGACTGATTATCCATTTATTAAAGCTCAGTACCCAAGTGTTCAACTTGAGTGTGCTCCAGCTATTAGTGGAGACTCCTGTCTTGGACTTACTCTTCGCCAAACCGCGAAGT